TCCAAAGGCAACAAAGGAACATAAAGCAAAGGGAAATTACAGGCCGTCTCGCCACGCGGGGCGGCTTGAGCAGGCAATAAAGGTGGTTGAAACCCCGCCAAATCCACCTGCACACTTTGACAAACGTCACCAGGAACTATGGGTAAAGTGTTGCAAAGAGGTGTTCGACCTTGGCGTATTGGTGGAACCGGACATCCATCTGCTTGAGTTGTTCGTTTGCAACTTCATAATGTGGCAGGACGCAGTTAAAGAGGTGCAGGAAAAAGGGTACATGGTAACGGTTGAGGCGGGCGAGTTTACGAAAGAAATCCCAAACCCGGCAATCCGCATAATGAACGACAGTTCAAAGTTGGTCAATCAAATTGCAGACAAATTTGGGTTTAGCCCACGGGCAAGGATGGGGATTAAGACGCAAGAGGCAAAGCCAGTTGATAGTGGGGCGGCATTTTTAAATTGACGGGTATTTGAAGCAAGCACTAAAATACATAAAGGCAGTTCAAACGGGCAAGGAGGTGGCTTGTGAGTATGTGAAACTTGCCGTTGCCCGGCACGTCAGCGACCTTGAAAAGCAGAAAGATAAAAACTGCCCGTTCTTTTTTTCTGAGCAGCAGGCGCAAAAAGCACTTGACTTTTTCCGGTACTTACGCCACACAAGCGGGAAGTTAGCGGGCGAACGATTTAACCTGCAAGACAATCAAGCCTTCAAGGTTGCGATGATATTTGGGTGGAGGTTGAAGGATGACAATAACAGGCGATTCACCCAGGTCTATATTGAGGAGGCAAGGAAGGGCGGCAAGTCTCAATTCGCGGCGGGTGTTGAATGGTATTGTGGACTTTGCGAGGGAGAGGAAAGCGCAGAGATTTACACGGCGGCAACGACACGCGACCAGGCGGACATGGTGTTTCGGGCGGCAAAGAAGATGGGGCGGTATTTACAGCAGGATAGTGGCGCGATGAAGAAGGCGATTTCTGTAATGGCGCACAGTATCATTTTGAATAACAGCGATTCTTTTATTCAAAAGGTAAGTGCAGACGCGGGAACATTGGACGGCTTGAATCCCCATTGCGCGGTCATTGACGAATACCATGCCCACAAAAATGATTTAGTGAAAGGGGTGATGCAGACGGGTATGGGATCGAGATCAAACCCGCTTTTAATGATTATTACCACGGCTGGATTTGACAAAGACTTGCCGTGCTATAAGGTTGAAAGGGCAAACGCCGTAGCGGTTTTGAAAGGTGAGCGAAGGCAGGACAATTTGTTTTCTATCATTTTTACACTTGACGAGGGAGAGGGAGAAACTATTGTGAGATTAGACCCGGACATTCCGGCGGAAGCTAAGCAGATTTTGGCATTGGCAAAGAAAGCGAATCCGAATCTTGGCTCCACCCCGACAGAAAAATATTTGCTCGATCAGGTTCGGGACGCAAGGAACAAGGGGACATCAACACGGGTGCAGGTATTGACAAAGAATTTTAATTGCTGGCTGGATACGCCAACGATTTGGATACCAGAGGAAAACTTAAAAGCGGCTATGCGGCCAATGTCCATCGAGGAGTTTGCGGGGCGTGATTGTTTTGCAGGGATTGACTTGGCGGCAACGTCGGACATTACCGCGCTGGACTTATTCTTTCCAGCAGTTGACGATAAGCCCGCAGCCGGAATGAGTTTCTTTTTCTTGCCGGAGGATACGATTGAAAAGCGGCGCGATGACGCAAACTATTTTGAGTGGGTAGACCAGGGGTTTATTATCAAAACATCTGGCAACATTGCGGACTACGGGTTTATCAAAAACAAGGCCATGGAGTTGTCGCAGATTGTGAACATTAAGTCAATCTCCTATGACCAATGGAACGCCTACCAAATGGCAAGCGAGTTGACGGGTGAAGGTTTTGAAATGCAACCGTGTCGGCAGAGTTTTGGGAATTTGAGCGAGCCTTTGAAGCAGATTGAGAAAATGACTTTGGCGGGTGATGCTGAGTGGCAGGAAAATCCGGTGTTGCTTTGGATGTTTCGGAATATTGTTTTGGACTATGACGCAAACGACAACATCAAGCCCAACAAGGCAAAGTCTGCGAGTAAGATTGATGGAGTAAGTGCAAAGGCAATGAGTGTTTTTGGTTGGCTTACATCACTTTCAAAACCAACCGTCGGAAGCTATCTTTTTGGCGAAGAAGCAACGGTTTTAAATATTTAATAGGTGGATAATCAAAGAAAGTACAAGCGATTCATAGTGTTTGGATCATTCCCGTATGCTGCTTCAGGTGGTATGCGCGACGTGCGCTCTGACTTTGACTCCAAAGAAGATGCAGTTAAAGAGGCGGATGGGATTGAAGAGCACTATGTTCATGTTTTTGACCGCATCGAAGGCGTTATTGTTTTTGAAAAAAGTGAGGGAAGAATTGTTTTAAATATCTGAATATGGCTGTTATTATTTCTGTTGTTGCTCTGATTGTTTCGCTATGCGCTCTGTGGGGTGCTATTGAAAAAACGATGGATTTGCAGCGACAACTAGACTTTAGTCAATCTCAGTTTGAGCGACTTAAAGATGTGTGCGATGGAATTGTGAAGTACATGAGGCAAGACCTGAATGATTCTATACAAAAAAATAAACGCACTGTTGCGCCAGACCATATCTACACACAAAAGGTTCTTTCCGGTGAGATAGACCCGACAAAGGTTTCGCTATTGGACTTTTACACAAAGAGCGAGTTTATCCCACAACCCCCAGGCCCACCACCCCCACCACGCAGCAACGATTCTTTTTGACAATATGCCAATCTACCACTCCACCTACTTCCCTGAATCAGCCCTTGCCCACGAACTACTCGATGGCCTCAAAGGTTTGGAAATTGGGTCGAGCGCACACAACGCCTTTGGCCTTGACACGCTAAACGTTGACCGCGTACACCACGACCACCCCGACTTCGCCCCGTATGCAAGTGAGCAAATGCGCCTTGGCGGGGCTGTTATGCCCGTGGACATTGTTGCGCCGGGCGATTGTATCCCGTTCGAAGACCAGTCTTTTGATTTTGTGATTTCCTCCCACGTTATTGAGCATTTTTACGATCCGATTAGCGCGATAAAAGAGTGGATGCGGATTGCGACCAAGTATGTTTTTATCATTTGCCCGCAACGTGACGCGCTGGAAAGTGATAAGGACAAGCCGTTGACCGAATTAAAAGAACACCTTTCCAGATATTTTGATGTAAAGAAGTATTCGTCAGACGAACATCACAGCCGATGGACGTGCGAAAGTTTCTGTGAAATGTGCGAGTGGATTTGTGCGCAGGATTTTGGGGCGGGTTGGGAGATTTTTAAAGCATTGCCCGTCGACGATAAGGTTCATAATGGTCATTGTGTTGTTTTGAAAAGGGTGTTTTTTATCGGAACACCCGGCCCGGAATTAAGTGACGGTTTTATAGCAAGTCAAAAAAAGAAAGACGCATGAAAAAAATGACCTTAAAGTTCGGAGAAACATCAATCAATTGTTTGTCTGATAGCGAACTAGCCGTCACCAACGAGACTAAACGGCGCAATGGTGTAATCACCGGGGTTTCCGAGAGCAAAGGTCAAACTCATATCGTAATCCGTTCACAAGAAGGTGATTTGCCAAAAACAAAACTTTCCATGTCTCTTGCAGGTGATAGGCCAGATTGGGCCATCAAGGGAGCGTTAATAGAATACGAAGCGCGATGAAACCAGCCGTAGTAATGATGGTCAGAGACGAGGCGGACATAATTATCAAGTGTTTACAGCACTGGATAGAATTGGGTGTGCGCGACCTCTATATTTGCGACAACGGCAGTGTTGATAACACACAATTGTCGTTGATAGCATTTAGGGAGCGGTCAAAATGCAACGTCACACTATCTACCAGCGATAAAACCAATTGGCCAGGCCGTGAGGTGATAAACGGATTAAAAGACAGGGCGATTGATGACGGGTGCGATTGGATTTTCCCGGCGGATGCAGACGAGTTTTTGCAGATACCTGGTTACAATAACTTGGCTCACATGATTGATGAGACTAGAGCCAAGTCGGGGTGGGGGGAGTTGCCGTACCTGAATATTTTGCCAGACGGCAGGCGCGCATGGCAAAGGCCACAAAAGAAGGCGTTTGGATTGATTGGTAAAGGGCAAATGATTTGCATGGGGAATCACTTAGTTGAGGGTATAGAGCCGACCATTAAAGATCACTACTGCTATTACGAACACTATTCTTTGCGCACATACCCGCAATTCAAACGCAAGATGGAAAATTACATGACAGCGTTTTCGCAGAATGGATTTTCAGATCACCCACACGCCGTAGATTTTCACACTTGGCGGGTTGAGGGCGAGGCTTTTTTGGTGCGCAGATGGGCAGAATTAACTGGTATTGAACCATGAAAGCGGTTTTTGTAAAAATATTCAAGGCGTTTTTTTCGCTGTTTCAATCAAGCGGGGGCGTGGAAGATAAGCCGCCAAAATGGTTGTAAATCATAACAGCATTAATGGCGGGAATTTTACCACTCACTCACACGCAAAGCCTTTGCAATGAAAGATATTTACTTACAATCGATTGAGGTTAGCGAGAACAGGGTTAACCCGGTATCCCCAAGTGAAGCAAATGATTATGTCCAAATTTTAGGGGCGCAGTCGTTTGCTGTTAATCTTGAGTTTGTCACAAGCGGGTTGCCGATAAGTAAAAAGGATTTTTATTCTTTTATTCTTGATAAAATCGGGACACCAGGGACGCTGTTAAAAATCAAAACAGGCAATGAGTAAACTTCTTTTTGACCAGATTGACAGGCAGATTATTCGTGAAGGCGGCAGTCTTTACGCCTCAAGAATGAGGTTATTCGTCGCTATAAAGCGACTTGAAAAGGCAATACTTCGTAGTATTTTTAAACCAAAACACACTTAAGTTGATTAGAATTTTAGCGGTAGACAGCCCGAAATTTACAGGGGTAACGTATTGGCGGAATCTTCGCCCCCTCACGGAATTGCAGCGCAAGTACACAAACCTGCAAATCAAGTTCGTGTCTGAGGAAGTCCCGGTTTTTGAACTTATGCAAGCGGATGTGGTGATTATGTTCCGACCCATCACCCCAAAATCTTTACAGTTTATTGAGAATTGCAAAAGCCCGCTCCTGAATATCAAAGTCATTATTGACATTGATGATAACCTTTGGCGGCTTCCACCCGGCCACCCGGCGGAGAATGATTACAACGAAGCCGCGCAAACCCTCCGCAAAATATACTCGCTTGCCGACGGCGTTTGGTGTTCCACCGACCCTTTAATGGATTTTGCAGATGCCAGAGACGGCAGGGGTGTTGTCGTGGCAAACGCTGTGCTTGAAAGGGATTTGCCCGCGCATCCTTCGCCGTACAAAGGCCACGTTTGCTGGAGGGGGACAAGCGAACAGATGGCGGACATTTGCAGCCCGGAGGCGGTGGCTGAATTTGAAGCAAACAAGGATAGGTTTCGCAGGTGGTTTTTTTGGGGTTGGCAGCCGGGGCAATTGCGTGGAGCGAATACGCAGCAGATTGGCAGGGTTGATCCGTTGGTTTATATGGCGGGGCTTGCGAATGCCGGGATCAACCTAATGTGGAAGCCGTTACAGGAAAACCAGTTTAATGATGCCAAAAGTAACATTGCCTGGATTGAGGCGACTTTGGCGGGCGGTGTTTGTGTGACGAATTACGCGCATAAGCCTGGCTGGGAAATGGCAATAGACCATTTTACAGACAATGCGGATTTTATTGCAAGCCAATGGCAGGCAAGCCGGGATTGGATTTGCGAACACTACAATTTAAGCAAAGTGAACGCCATTCGATACGCTCACATCTTAAAAACGTTGGGCGGGGAATGAAATACAAACTACTAAATAAGGGCGGCGTTCATTTTGTGTGCCTAGAGGACGGTACAAATATTCCGTGTCAAGTTAGCGCGTCTTTGCAGGTTATGAAAGAAAAGTGCGAGGTTAGAGTGGTCGCTCTTTGCGATGAAAGGCTTGGCGCGAATGATGACCCAAAACTGAGGCTTGTGGATAGGGTTTTGACTTATGGGCGGTATGTTTTGGATGATATTTCAGGAGTGGTGTTGGAGTGTGGCGAACACGGCCCAGAGGGCGCAATGAGCAAGGTCTTTTTTACGGTTGTTTGTGATCTGCCGAACACGATTGAGCAACCAAAACCATACGAAGAATGACAAAACTTATCATAGAATACCGAAACTTTTTTGCCGTCGCTTCAGTACTTGTTGTGTTGGACAATCTAACGCTTGATAATTCAGCAACAATAATAGCATTGTCGCTATGTTACTTTGAGTTAACACGGATAAGAAATAGTGTGCGACTGCGGAATGTATTTACCAAGGACTTTTTTGCAAAGGGTGAAGACGTTGTTTGTTCTGGCAAGCCGCCGAGCGATACGATTAAAGTAAAACACAATACACCAGCATGACAGACACCGACATTAAACCAAGGAGGTCAAGGTGCGAAAAAGTGCTGGAGTTTATCATAAACTGTGCGGCAGATGGCACCCTGGATGATGCGCTTAAATGGGCGTACCACGACAAGCCAATGGATAGGTATGATTTTGATGGGGTTATGGTAACAGGGGACTTAATAAGATACATTGAAAGCGATCCAGTGCATTATAAAAATTTATTAAAGAATGATAGACACCGACTTTGAAAAACGCGCCGCATTATTGACAAACGACGGTTATTTTGGCCGGGTGCGCGAACTGTGCAGTGAAGGCAAGAGCGTGAAAGATGCTTGGGAACAAGTCGAAAGCGAGTTGCCGCACGGGTTGCGCAGGTTCTCGCACTACATATCCTTTGCATCGGCAAGAGTAAAAGAGGCAAACGGAACTTTGCCAAAGCCGTGTTTTAGGGGAGAATAAAAAAGGCTCACCGTGTTATGGTGAGCCTTTTTTATTAAAGCATTCGCAAACTAATTTTTGTTTGGTTCTTAAAATTATAAACCTCCTCTAAAAACTCAAGCGTTTGTCGTGTATTGCTGTATTGTTTTAGAACACCTCCATGCGTTTTTATCTTTGACACCATTTTACTATTGTCATACCCCTCAACAGTTAGCATATGGATTACAGCCCTAACAAACATCGAATTTGTGAAAAACGGGTGAACCTCCTTGAACTCCATTATTGCATCCGCCAGCTCGCAAGATTTTGATAAATCGTCGAATATTAGATTGCCTTCTTCAAATGTTCTTACGGTAATGGCTCCGGTTTTACTAGATGTTAAAGACCTGTCTTTCTTATGTTTTACCACAAACGATCCCTTTGCTAGAATTTCACAAATTCCAATGGAAAAATCGGGATATAGAGACATGAAGCGTTTAAAAAGAATGTATGTAGGGTGCCCCATCTCACAAAATGCGTCTAAATAATCTCCCTTAGACCAGTTTTTCATATTAGAGTTAAGAACCTGCACCTCATACACCCCATACCCATTTACGACAATATAATCAATTGGCATTTCAGCCTCTTTTAATGCGCAAAATCTATGCTGGCCATCTATTATTTCAAAATATTCATTTACGATAATGGGGCATATTAGTCTTTTTTTGTGCATTGAATCTCGAATCCTTCTAATGTGTAGCTTGTTGACAGTTCGATTTGCTACCAGGGTTTTGAATTTTTCATAGTCAGTGGTCGTATAGACTTGACACAGAATTTTATCTTCCATAATGTAAAAATGAAAATGCGCCTTAATCATATTCAGGTGGTGCAGCCATCCGAAAAGACTAAAACGCAAGTAAATATTTTTGAGCGTCGCTGCACCACGCTTTGCCTATTGGCAGCACAAAGATGCAAACTAAAACAATCCTATGCAAACTTTTGGATAACATTTGTTAACCTCGTATTGCCTTTTTAGGCTCGGAAGTTGCGGAACTTTGACCCATCATGTGGGAGAATGTTTTTCGCGCAATACGACCAGCATGGATGGGCAGCGGCCTGTCTAATACGCCCGAACAGCGCGACCTAAACCCCGCAACTTGTAGCCCATCTGATTTATGGGGGCAGCCCAATGATTGGAGCGGCGGGCAATCGGTTACAATCGCAAAAGCACTTTCCGTTCCCGCTGTATGGGACGCTGTTAGAAAAGTCAGCGAAACGCTGGCATCCCTTCCATTAGATTTATTCCAGACAAACGATGACGGGGCAGCCCCCGCCAAAGGCCACCCGGTGCGCTACCTTATTCGCACGGAGCCATCCCCAAACGTCACTTCCTACGACTTCCGCCGCGCATTATTTGCCCGCGCTTGCTTTGGAGACGCTTTTGCGCGTATCCACCGCAACGGCATAGGCAGGCCCATCCGATTTGAGTTGATGAATGGCAGCGTGGCCGTAACGATGACAGAGGAAGGAAAGGTGGGCTATGTGTGGCAATGGCAGCGCGGCGCAAAGACGGACCAGGAAGTATTGCTTCCACAGGAAGTCTTGCACATTAAAGGCTTTTCACTAGACACTTCGCGCGGGCTTGATATTTCAGCAACGCACAGAGATACCCTTGGCTTTGCGATTGGGGCAAACCAGTACGGGAACGCCTTTTTCTCGAATAACGCAAGCGTGGATAAAGTTTTGACCTATCCGGGGCAATTGACAGCGCAGCAAAACGCGCAACTACAAACGAAGATAGCCGGGGTTTCAGGTAGCAAAAAGTCAGGCTCTACGCTTGTGCTTGATGCGGGCATGGACTTGAAAAAGATTGGCCTAAACCCCGAAGAAGCAATGCTCAATGAGAGCCGCTCCTTTCAGGTGAACGAGGTTGCCCGCGTGTTTGGCGTACCCGTCCACCTGCTTCAAAATATGGATCGGGCGACGTTCAATAACATAGAAATGATGACCACGCTCTTTGTGACGCTGTGCCTTCGCCCTTGGGCGGTGCAGGCAGAACAAGAGATGCTTATCAAGTTGCTCACCCGCGACGAAAAGGAGAGTGAAAAATACTTTTTCAGACACAATTTCGAGGGCTTACTCAGGGGCGACAGTGTAAGCCAAAGCACCCTTTTTGCTTCTGCAATACTAAACGGATGGATGAGCAGGAATGAGGTTAGAGCATTGCGCGACCTGCCTAAAGTCGAAGGGCTTGACGAAATGCTTATCCCTGTAAACATGGCAATTATTGGTAGCGATGGGAAAGTGGAAACGCAAACGCAAGAACAAGAAGAAAACGCGCCAATCCCCGGCGAACCGGGAAGCGGCGGTAAAAAACAAGACGATGGAACACCGCAAGCACAGTCCGCAAAATGAAGTGATTGAGGCGGCATACGAGCGCAGATTCGCCCCGGCGGGTCTGGAAATCCGTAGCGATGAAGGTAGCCAAACATCTACCCTTCGCGGCTATGCCCTTCGCTTTGGCTCCACCTATGACATGGGCTGGTTCACAGAGGAAGTTTCCTCCACTGCCCTGCAAAACGCAAACCTGCAAGATGTTCGGGTTTTACTCAATCACGACCCCAACAACATCCTTGGCCGCACATCGGCGAATACTGCCCGTGTGGGCGTGGATAACGTAGGGATGTGGTACGAGGTGGATTTGCCAGACAGTCCAAACGGGCAAAACGCCCGCGTAGCGGTGCAAAGAGGCGATATAACCCAAAGTTCGTGGGGCTTTACGCTTCGACGTGACGATACGGGGCGCAGGACGGGCGACAAGTGGGAAATGCGCGACGGCAAGGAACACCGGATTTTAACCGACGTGGATGTGGTTTTCGATGCCTCGCCCGTGGTTTTCCCGGCAAATCCGGATACCACAATCGCCAAACGGAGCAGGGATATGGCTTTTGATGTGGTTGAAAAAGAAGAAATAAGGGAAGCAGAAACGGTGGCAGATGCCGCCGAAACAATAGAAGAAACAACAACAAACACTTTCAATCCTGAATTGCTGGCTATGGAGTTGGAACTCGAAATGGCAAGTTTCAGGGCAAAAAAAATGATCTATGAGTACGACAAAATCTGTGGTTGAACTACAGCAGGAGTTAGAATCTAATCTCCGCTTTTCACAAGACCTGCACCGCCAGGGTGTGGCTTCTGCCACAGACGAGCGGTGGGTGAAAGCGGCAGAAGACCGCACCCGTATCCAGTCCGAAATTGAGGTTGCGGTTGAGGCTGAAAAAATCGAGCGGCAATTGATTTCGCTGCAGGCCGAACAGGAGCGCGGCAAAGCCAATACCTCGAAAACAGCCGTCCCCGCCTTTGAAAACCGCGATATGTCCTACGAGGACGTGTTTAAGCGGTGGATGGTTCGCCCTCAATACGCCCGCCTTCCTGAAGACGAGATGCGTATGCTCGAAACTCGCGGCACCAACACGCAGATCGTTACCACGAACTCCCTTGGCGGATTCCTTGTACCTCAATCATTCAGCAACGAACTTGAGATGAAGGGTATTTGGAAGGGCGGAATGCTTGAGGCTTGCCGCGTCTACAACGACACTATTGGCGGCTCTTTGAAGTGGCCGACTGGTGATGACACCGCCGTAAATGGCGCAATTTCAGGACAGGGTGTAGCGCGTACCGTTTCCGACTTGACGTTTGGCAACGTGTTGTTCTCCGACTTTACGATTGATTCAAATATCGTAAAAGTTGGCCGCGAACTTATCAACGACGAGCGCGTGGGGCTTTTGCAAAGCGTTTTGGCTGAGCAATTGGCACAGCGCATCAATCGCAAAGCAAACAGCGTCCTTACCAACGGCACAGGCACGAACGAGCCTTATGGCTTGACGGTTGCTGTGACCGCAACAGGAACTACCACAGTCGCATCGGCAACGGGTATCACGAAGGCGGAACTTGTTAAGCACCTGTACAGTGTGGACAAGTACTACAGTCAGGGTGCAAACGTTGGTTGGATGATGCACCGCAACACGCTTGGCTACTTGCGTACACTTGATTTCAGCACGGACACCACACACCTTTTCGCCGATTTGAAGATCGCGGGCGAGCCTGATATGCTGCTCAACTACCCCGTTTTCATCAATAACGACTTGCCAGACTTGAGCGCGGGTCTTCCGGTTGCGGCAACGAAGCACATCTACTTTGGGGATTTCTCCAAGTATGTGATCCGTCGCATCGAAGGCGTGAGCCTGGAGCGGAACGACAGCGTGTATTGGAACTCCTTTACCGTTGGCTTTATGGGTTGGACGCGATTGGACGGCAATTTGATTATCCAAGACGCAATCAAACCGCTTTTGCAGAAAACGTAAGCATGAAAATACGGGCGACAGTCACCAAAGGCGATTTAACGGCGGGCGTTGAGTACGACCTTCCAGAAAAAGAGGCAATGGCTGCTATCATGGCGGGCAATGCCGAGCCTTTGGTGACTGACACCTCGGCTTTTAAGAGAGAAAAGGCGGTAATGCCGCAACATCAAACAAGATGGCGTACAAGGTAACAACGGCCCCTGTTTTATTCCCGTTTACGACGGCTTATGTAAAAACATGGCTTAAGATACCCGCGTCCGTAACATCTGAGGATACGTTGGTTGATGACCTGGTTAAAACGGCGGTTTCGGAGGCGGAGCAAGGCACAGGACGGGCTTTATTGACGCAAACCATTGAGGATTATTTTGATTGCTGGCAATCGTGCGGCCTTCGCCTTTCGGTGGCCCCAATTCAAAGTGTAACGTCCGTTTCTTATTTGAGCGGCGGTTCTTATGTGGTTTGGGATACGGCTAATTACAGCACTGATTTGGTGACAGAACCTTGTCGAATAGTTGCAAAAAACGGATTTCCAAGTCACGACACAAGTGTTCCGAATGCAATTAAAGTGATTTATGTGGCAGGTGCAACGGCAGCGACAGGGATACCCAAAACCACCATGCAATCAATGCTACAACGAATCGCCTTTTTGTATGAAAACAGAGAAGGTATACCGCTTGGCGGTGGTAACGCAGCGAGACAAAGAAGCGCACACGCGCTTCTTATGCCCCAAAGGATGCTTTAAATGGCCAACCTATCAAAACTGCTCAAAGATGTCGGCCAGATGGATCAACTCATCTCTATCCGGCAGTTTTCCCGTGTGGCAGACGCAACGGGCGGATGGGTAGAAACAGCCAGTTTTTTGGCTGAAGACATTTGGGCAAAGGTTGATTATACGGCGCAAAGCGATGAAGGGATGCGCGGCGAGGAGCAGCAAATAGTAGCATTTAGGCTTGTCAGGTTCACGTTCCGGGATTTTTGGCCCACACTTGACGAAAGAATGAGGATTGTGTATGAAGGAAATGAGTACGACATCCACAACATTCAAAAACTTGGCAGAAACAGGTTTGTGATTGTCGAAGCAGAAAAACGAGACAATGAAACATGAACGCAGTAGGGGCAATCAGAAAGATAATCCTGGACGACGCTACCACTGTGGCGATGCTGTTCAATCAAACCTCGGTTTATCCGATGGTGTTGCCCCAACAAAAGGAGTATCCGGCTGTGACGCTAATGCTCCTGGATACAAAACCAAATGACTCAAAGACACAGGTGAGCGGCGTTGATAATGTGCAGATTGCCGCTACATTTTTTGGAAAAACATACGACAAGGTTCAACAGATTGACAATGCGGTAAGGGCTTGTATTGATGGATTTGCTGGTGGAGTTACAACAAGCGACAGTGCAGTTCATTATTTCGATGCGATACGCTTCATAAGCCGAAAAGACGATTTCGATGAAGAAAACGACCTGTTTGTCAGGCAAGCGATTTACGATGTTCGCTACAAGCGCGACGTTCCACCACTTCCATTTGGAACGCCTTATGTGAGCGAAAGCAAGGCTTGGATGGCTCTTTTACCAGTTTATGACAGCGACGAAAGCGCGGTGGCTGACGGACTTGGATTTGAAGACGTGTATATGCTGGCAGATAATAACGTGTATGGAATGGGTGGTGTGGTTAAACAAGTAAGAATACCCGATGAATGACACTTTTAAACGCCGTGCGCGGGAATGGATGGCTTCATTCTCTGAATATGACAGCGACGAAGACGCGGTTGAGGCGGGTCTTGAATTTGGCGACCCGTACCGAACTTCAGATGCCCATGTTTCTGGCATTGGGGGGGTGTTAAAAATTGTAATGATACCATCGTGACAATCGAGCAAGAAATACAAGAAGCCGTAAAGAAACTGCAAAAGTGCGGCAAGGTCTTCTATGACAATAGGCAGAGGGTAGCGGCCTTGGGTGGTGCGTATGCGGCATCGGCAGCAGAAGCGGCGGCCCCTAAAAGCAGAAAGCCGCATAAGCGATACAGCACGGCCAAACTGACAAAGAAGATTCGCGCTCCAAAGGGGCTTGGCAAGGTGGTGGCGACATATTTCCCTGGCAACTTAGGCCGCTCGATCAATGTGCTCAAATTCAGCCGGGCAAAATCAAAGGTTTTTGTAGGGGCGAAACTGGCAAGACGGGCTACGGGCAATTTTCAGGGGCGAAGAACGGACGGGTATTATATGCACATGGTTGAGCAGGGTACAAAGAATTGGAGTGGCAAGGCCTTTTTCCGGGCATCATGGGAGCGAAGCAAAGGCCGGGTTCTCGGAATAATGACAAACGAATTTAAGCGGCTCGGAGCAAATTTCGAGCAACAAAACGCGATAAAATGAAGGTAAAACTACTTGTCGACAAGATTATCGGCGGCAAAAGATATGGTAAGGACAGCGTGATAGACGTGTTTCAGCCAGAGGTAGAGGCACTTATCAATGACGGCGAAGGGTGCGCTGTTCCAGATGGCACAATGGCAAGAAAAAAAGCCTATGGCGTTGTGGGATGTATGCCGCCTGCCGGGTTTGTGGAAGATCAAACGTCCGAAACAATGAGCCGCTTTTTTGCGGGGGCAGTAATGACGGACGCTAAAACAGACCATGAAAAAGAAGCGAAACAAAAAACAAACACTTTAAAGAAATAGCATCATGGCAACTACGGGTGTAGTAAACAGTAAGTTGATGAAGATTAAGTTTGCAGGCACGTTCATTACCTGCCAAACAAACGCCGATCTAAGCGTGACCAACGGAACACGCCAAACCACCTGCAAAGATTCGGGTCAATGGGAGGAATTTTTGTACGGGCAAACGAACTGGACAATGAGCGGTGATTTGCTCTTTTCCTACGATGCCGCGCAGGGCCACGAAGACATTTATGATGTGACTGTGGCGCAAACAATGGCTTCTATTATTTATGGAACAGGCGTAACAGGCGACACGCATTGGAGCGGCACGGCGGTCATTACCGAGTGGTCAATGTCCAGCCCTGGACAAAACGAAAACGTAACGGGCGCATACTCTTTTCAAGGATCGGGTGCGCTTGTAAAATTCACGCTGTAATGGTAGAGTTTTTTGAGTTGGGGAAAAAGAATAGGCCGCTACTGTACGGCAGCGCGGCTTTTAAATTGCTGAAACAGCGCAAGGGTATCAGTATGGGCGACTTTTTGCTGGAATTGTCTTCGGGTGAAGACCCTGCAATTATTAGCGACATCACCTATTGCGCTTTGCGCGTCGGCGAACGCGCTGAAAAGGTTGCGGATGTAGAGGAGTACGATGAATTGGATGTGGCGATATGGATTGACCTATATAAAGGAGGTGTTGCGGCATTCATGCAAAAAATCGTGGACGCTTTACCAAAGCCACAGGCCGGGGAGGGCGATGTTGAGCCGGGGGAAGCCCAAGCGACTGGAATTGGGACGAACTCGAAATCAGCGCAGGCCGATTAGGTTGGTCACAAGATGAATTTGATTTTGCCGAACCAAGATACCTGTTTAATGCCGTTCGCGGCAGGATGCGGGCGGATATGGAGCAAGCGCGGCTATTAGGGTACTACGCCTCTTTGATTCACTCTGCAAAGCCGTTGCAAATATCACACTTCGGAAAATTCCCTTGGGAAACCGAGGCTGAATACGCGCCGAAATTCTCAAATGTGGACAAAGAGGCATTCGACAGGATAGCAAACTTTCAGTTTCCAAGCGACAATTAAATGGCGACGGTAGCCCAATTAAATATCGAGATAGGCGCAAGGGTTGCGGAACTCCAAAAGGGTCTAAAATCTGCCGAAAAGAGCCTGAGCCAAAGCGGTGCAAGGATGTCTCGTATTGGGAACGATATTACCACGTCGCTATCTATTCCATTGGGGCTTGCAGGGGTTGGTGCAATTAAAGCGGCGGGTGATATTGAGAGCCTCACGCTTGCGCTAAAATCACAACTTGGCACAGCAGAGGCGGCGGCTACCGAATTAAACAAACTTACAGAAGCGGCTAAAAACCCAGGTCTTGGATTAGAACAGGCCGTGCGTGGCTCTGTACGCTTACAAGGCGTTGGGTTTGAGGCAGAGGAAGCCCGCAAAGTGTTGGTGCAGATGGGTAACGCTATTGCCGCAACGGGGGGCAGTGCGCAGGAACTTGATAATGTTACCCGCCAATTTGCCCAAATGACATCCAAGGGGCGGGTCTTGCAAGAGGATGTTTCAATACTTTCAGAGAATATGCCCGGCCTTGCGCAGTTGATGCAAAAGGCATTTGGCACGCAAAGTGTTGAGGCTATTCGCGCAATGGGTGTAAGCGGCAAAGAGTTTGTTTTGCAGATCACCCGTGCGGCTGAAGAACTACCCCGCGTTGAGGGCGGTATAAAAAACAGCATAGGAAACGCGCTTGACAGCCTGAAACAAAGCGCGGCCAAGGTGGGCCTTGCGATAAACAGCGCGTTTAATGTTACGGGCGGAATAGAAACTTTTTCAAGTTATGTACTTGCAATCGCAGAGGCGTTTTCCAACCTAAACCCAACGGTTCAAACCACGATTCTTGCGATTGCGGGTCTTGCAATTGCAATAGGGCCATTAATAAAGGCTTTTGGCGCAATTAAGTTATTGGGCGCACAATCAATTTCCGTTTTTAATGGAATCATTGACGGTGCAAAGTTTTTGGGCGGCGCTGTTTTGAACGCAGCAAAGTCTTTTCAGGCACTTAATACGGCAATGAAGTTATCTGTGATCGGCGCGGCACTTGCGGCGGTTACGGCTCTTTATTTTGCCTATGACGAATACACGAACAGCCTAACGGACGCTGAGGCCGCGCAAATGTCGGTTGAGAGCGTGAAGCGCAGCGCAATAGCAAGCACGGAGGTAGAGCGGGCGAAGATTGGCAATTTGGTAGCGGTGTTGGAAGACAACACGCGAAGTCTTGACGATAAAAAGACTGCGCTCGATCAATTACAACAGATAAACCCAAAATACTTTGGCGGGCTTGATATTGAAAAGGGCAAGGTAATCGGTCTGACATCGGCGGTTGATGCCTATGTGCGCTCACTTGAAAGGTCGGCAATAGTAAAGCAGGCAACGGATGAACTCGCAAAGCAGAGCGAGATTTTGCGCAACATCGGCGAAGGTGGCGATCCTACGCTTTTGCAGCAGACAGGCAACGCGATTAAAGCCGTTGGCAGCGGATTGTTATTTGGCGCGATTGCGGGCGCAAACATGAAGGAGACGTTCGATAATTTGAACGAATCCACCCGCACGTTTAACCAGATAGATTTACAGGCAACCACACAAGCCAAAATAGAATCGCTCCGTGCACTCATTAAGGAGAATATAGACCTTGAAAACGCTACTGAAGATACAACAAATAAATTTAAGCACTTTGTTGCAACTTCAGACGAAGCAAAGAAAGCCGCAAAGGTTTTAGCCGAAGTCCTTTCCGACGTTGCCAACGCTCCATCTATTGCCAGCGCAATTGGCGACGATGCGGATGTGGCTACGATAAAAGCCCTTGAAAACGGAATAAAGAAACTGATTGACGAAGGCTTTAAGCCCGCCTCCAGCGAGGTACAGGGCTTGAAAAGTCAGTTAGACGCGCTGAAGGACAGCGTTGTAAGTGTTGACATAATAAGGAAAAACGTCGTTTCAGGCGATGAAAGCGGGGGCATTCAACCCGTCACATCACTTGCAGCCCCAACGCTGCCAGGCCCGCCCACAATAACGGGCGAAGCCCTTACAAAAGCACAGGAACAGGCACAAGCTTATGCGGACGCAATCAAGCAAATCCAGTACGATTTGACGATGGGTAATGAAACGTTTGCGGCAAGTTTTCAGGCTGCAAGCGATTTGGTTGCGCAAAACGGGACACTTATGCAAAACATCTTTGTTGGCATGGGTGAAGCAATTATGCAGACAGCGGCAGCCGGAAAAACATCACTTACTGATTTCGCAAATGCTGCTACAGCGGCGGCGGCAAAGATTATAAAGTCTTACATCCAGCAAGGTGTAGCGGCGGCAGTTTCACGGGCTTTAGGCACGGGGATTTTCCCCTACAATTTAATCCTCGGCGGCATAGCAGGCGCGGCGGCATCTGCTCTTTTTACAAAAGCAATCGGCGCAATCGGAGTAAAAGGGTTTGCAAAAGGAACGAACTACGCGCCAGGTGGCATGGCATTGGTTGGTGAGCAAGGGCCGGAACTCGTAAACCTCCCAACCGGGTCGCAAGTATTTTCAAATCCACGAACCAGATCAATGCTGAATGGTCGCGGTGGGGAGAATCGGGAAATCTCGCTGACAGGCGAATTTGCCCTTTTTGGTTCTGACCTCTTATTGATGATTGAACGCGCTAAGCGTAAAAACGACAGGCTGAGATAATGGCAGTTAGGTTAACAAGCACATTCTACGACATAAATGAACGCCAATTCAGGGTGGATATTTATGACAATGATTTCGTTGGTGATCCAACGGAGTTTAGGATGGATAATTGCCGCTTGATTTATGGTGCTTCAGACCCGGATGACATAAACTCTGCAATAGTTGGAAGCCGTGCCGAGATTGGTATGTACGTTCATTTCGAGGACACGGTTCTGCCGACATTTATAGATGATTATTCAAATGGGCAAGAAGATAGGTTTTTTGTTGAAATATACAACATAACATCCTCAAGAGTGGTGTGGCGCGGTATTATGACACCCGACTTTGCCGGGGAAACAGACACCGCTCCATTATACACCTTTAATATTTCAGCCGTTTGCGGGCTTGCAACACTAAAGAAAATACCCTACCACGACGGCACTGCGGTTTATGAGGGTATTGAGCGGATAACAAAACACCTAACGATTGCGCTTAGCGAGATAATACACACGGACATCTTTTGGGACGCATCCGATGTGTTTATCAAAACGGCGGTAGATTGTTGGGAGGAAGACATGGATAGCGGTGCAACCGACGATCCTTTGTATCAAGCCGCGCTCGATCACAGTGCTTTTTGGGATTACAAAACGTCTGGCAATGTGGATAAGGATGTGCTAAGTTGCTACACCGTCCTTGAAAAAATCCTTGACGTTTTTAATGCCAGGATTTTTCAAAACGAGGGGGTATGGTGGATTGAGCAAATTCCTTATCGCGAATCAAGCCCGTATTACAGCCGTCACTACTCAAAGTCGGGCGGATACCTGACAAATGCTATTGAGTCGGGCGCAAACGTAATAAACCAGACAACGACGGGCGCGAAACTTGCCACTGTTAACTACGACTTTATGCCTGCATTGAAAAATGCGGACATAACCTACGCCGTAAAGATGCGGCGTAACTACATAGCAGGGACAAGCGCAAACCCTAATTTCAATCAGGAGATCAGTACAAACGGAGGAACAGCAACTATGCGCCTTCGTTTTACACTCAATTACACCATTGTAGATGCCGGGCTTGGCGCTCCTGCTGGGGCGGTGTACTACATAGCCCCATTGGTTACGCTTAAAATCGGGTCGTATTACCTAACCAGACCCTACACTATTCAGAACTATACCGCCGTAATTGGGCCTCTAACATGGACAACTACATTTGGCGCGGGTGTTTATATACCTATTCAGGTTGGGCAGATTCCAGCCGGAACCGATGGCGTGAGCGGTAGTGTTACAATAGAATTGATTACGCCTGTTCTGCCTGCAAGCGGTAGCTCCAACCTGTTTGATATGCCAACCGACACTTGCGAGATGCGCAAGTTTAACGGCACATTGGTAGATGACAGCCTATTTTTAAAGACGCTCCAAATCGTAGATCAATATCTTGAAATCTATGACCAAGGAACGCCGTCAGTCAATGAAGACCAATTTTTATACCGGGCTACAAACGACAACGGTGCATCTGAGCGGTATGAAAAAGAAGTGATAATTGGAACGGCTGGATTTGCAAACAGCGTAGGCAGGTTAAAGGTGTGGGACGGTGCTGAGTGGGCAGATGGCGGATTTTGGGGGCAGGGTATTGATACCAGAGACAAAGCAATTGGTTCCATATTGGCCCTGCACATAGCAAACGCAAGGGGTGTTCCTATTCGCAGGCTTAACGGTGCGCTTACAGGGAATTTCAGGATTCACCACTTGTTAAACACAAGCGAGGGGCGGAAGTGGATGATGTCTTCGTGTAGTTGGGATATTCCCCTAAATTCAATACAAGGCACATGGTTTGAGTTGACTTATGGCGTGGATGGAGTAAGTAACACGCCTGTAAAAATAAAACTACTACCTGGCGGGTCTTTCCCAACGGTAGACCCGTCTTCGCCGGGCAATGGCATATCAAATACATCTCCAGGGTTTCATAGCAATCCGGCACCGACGGTATTAAAGCCCGTCTCCTATAACGCAATCTCTTCAAAGATTGACGAAGGCGACACGGTTACGGCAATTCCACTTTTTACCGCAAGTCTTGGCAATGAGTTTTTGGCGGGTGACAGCGTGACAATTGTACACCCAATAACGGGCGTGTATCAAGACTTTGAGATTGATACACCGCCGGGCATTGGCGACACTTCATTGAGTGTGGTTTCGGAGGCTGCGGCCTATGATTTTTTGGAAGGCTCCTACCTTGTAATCAAGCAAAAGCCTTATTCATTTTCACTGCCCGATGGTGACCAAGGGGAGATACTTAGATTCAATGCAACAAGCGGTGTTTGGGAGGCGTATGCGGGAACCACAGACGGCCATGTGCTTACATGGGACACCACGAACGGTTGGCAGGCGGAAGTGGCGGGTGGTGGTGGTATTACCGCCCTAACTGGCGATGTGACAGCAACCGGGCCAGGGTCGGTGGCGGCAACGATAGCCAACAACGCGGTCACGTTTGCTAAGTTTCAGCAAATAAGCACGGACAAATTGCTGGGGCGCGATACGGCTGGCACGGGCAACACGGAAGAAATCGCCCTGAACGCAACGCTTGAGTTTGACGGTTCGCTGAACCTCCGCCGCGCTGCGCTCACGGGCGATGTAACAGCAACGGCGGGCAGCAATGCCACAACGATAGCAAACGATGCGGTTACGTTTGCTAAGATGCAGAATATCGCAACCGACAAACTTTTGGGTCGTGACACGGCAGGCTCTGGAAATACAGAGGAAATTGGGCTAGGGGCTTCGCTTTCATTCGATGGGGCCGGGAACATTCAACGTGCAGCACTAACGGGCGACGTAACGGCAGCTGTGAATGGTAACGCTACCACGATTGCAAACGATGCGGTTACATACGCGAAGTTGCAAAACGTCGCAGCGAACAACGTGCTACTTGGCAACGATAACGGCACGGCGCAAAATGTGCAGGAATTAACGGCGGCAGAGGTTTGGGCATTGTTGGGTCTGACAGGAACGGCAAATAGATTCGCGCTATTCACTACGTCCACCGCTCTTAGCACGAATGCGGCGTTTACATTCACGACAAGCCCGGACAGGGTGACGTTCACTGGATCGGCAGCGGGAAGCGGCGCGAACAATGGTATTTTGAATCTGAATACAGGCGCAATAACAGGCACGACGGAATTTTTGCGGCAAAGCGGCAATATCAATGGAAATATGATAATGTCGCTGCTTAACTCAAATAACAGCAGCGCAAGCAATCACACTATTTTCCAGATAATGACTGGAGGCGCGTCTGGCAGCAGCGCATCGGGTGACGCGGTTATTCAGTTCACTGTTTCGACAGTAATTACACACGCAATTGGTGTAGATAATAGCGACGGCGATAGGTTTAAGATTACGCCAAATTCATCAACGCCGGGCGGAAACGCCAATATGGGGATTATTGTCCGCGACAATTCCGGGACGGGGAACACGGGCATAAACCACGACTTCCCGCAACATCCTCTTGACGGACTTGGTAACGCCCGATTTGAATTATGGATGGGAACTGGCGATGAATGGGATAGTGGCAATATAGCATTTGGAACAGGGGCTGGCACAGGGCCATCGCTAACAACAATCACTGGAACCGGGAACGCTGTGCGTGTCACATTCACCACGGGAACAACGCCAACGGCTGATGGAGATGTGTTTGTGTTGGGCTATCCATTCGTCTTTCCAACGACTTCAATCGTGACATTCAGCGCAAGGGATGCTGACGCAGCGCAGGCAGACTTATACATAAGTGCTGAGGATGGGGCGGGTTGCACTTTAAAGGTGAAAGGGACATTGCCCGCAAGCACAGGCATGGCGGTAAATCTTCATTTTTGGGGCTATTAAATAAAAAAGGCATGATAACAACGGCGACAGCACCATTTGTAATTGAGGCAGGAAGTGAACTGTCATTTGATGGTAGTTCTATTCGATGCGAACCGACATACAACGAAGCAAGCAATTGGTTTTCGGTTATGCTATTCGTGGTTTCCTCAGCAAGCGGAAGCGCATTGGCATCTACTCGTATGCAAGTGACAGCAGCAGAAGTAGATGCGGATACGGGTGTTGGGTCTGGAGAAACCGGGCTTTGGTTTAATGCACTTCAACAGGCGGTTATAACTAAATTAGAAGCAATGTCTGGAAACGAATCAACGGCATTTAGCGTCGCTTAAAACTAATCATTTTTTAAGGCATGAAAAAGATCACAACAACAACAATTTTCATTTTGATTTTCGGGGCGTTGCAAGCCCAAACATTGGATTACACGATTGACTGCCCAAAACCGGACAGTTGTTATTTGAGGGAGATTTCAACGGCAGCACCAACGGCGCAAGAGCCGCGCCCGCAAACCACCATTTCAAACCGCCTGTTTCGGTCGTGGGCGGACTTGGACGCGGTTATCGAGGTGATAAGAAAACAGGCCCGCGACGAAGCCGCAAAGGGCATGGAACTGATGAAAAAAGCGGAAACAATGAATTTGGTTGCCGACAAGATCAAAGCCGCAAAGGACGCGCAAACCGCAAAGTCCGACAAAAAAAGATAAAGAATGAAATACCTGCTCACTATATCATTTTTGCTTTTCGCCCTTGCTCATGCAAGTGGGCAGGTTAACAATATCTATGCCAATGCTGGCATAGCCCAAACCGTCGGCCAGCCTACGTTCGTGCCAGGTGCGAGGGGCAGCGTTGTCGCCATTGACACGCTGACCGGGCTTTGGTGGGTAAATCCAAACCGCTTAAGCGGAACAACGTGGTTTAAGATGGGCCACACCATGCGCGAAATTTCCGGTTGCGTTGCTCCATCGGGTGCGCCCACAAAGTTTCAAAGTTGGTTGGTATCAAACACCTGCGCAACGCCCGCCATATATTTATGGGACGGCAGCACATGGGACTGCCTGAATTGCGGCGCGGGTGGAACGGTCACAACCGACGCGACTTTGGACGGCGACGGCTCAGGGGGTGACCCCTTAAAAATAGCCCAACAATCGGCGGTGACTTCGCAGGTTTTGCAGTGGACGGGTGCGACATGGGAACCATCATGGGGAAACCCACACACATACGTCACGACTTCCTCCACAATCACGACCGACGTAAACGAAATTCTGATTGGCACGATTGGCGCCAATGTCACATTTGGGCTACCGACCTGCAACGCGGCCACGGCGGGCAAGCGGTTCAAATTCGTAAAGAACGGAACGGACGCGTTTTCGGTTACGATTGACCCCGGCGGCGCACAGCAGTTTGCCGACGGCACAAACACAAAAACGTCCTTTTGGACACTTTCAATAGACTGTACTTGCGCCCTTGTGGGTGGTACGTATTTCTGGTTTTATGACAATTTTTAACACAATGAAAAAAATAATTTTTCTTTTGATTTTTGGGGCTATTGCCCAAACCGCATCGGCGCAAACGCCTTGGGGTGCGTTTAAGATAAAGGCAGAATCAGCAAACAGAGATTCTCTTGTTGTCTTTAAATTGGATGATGTCAAAGATTACATTGCCGCATACTTTTCGGGTGGTGGTACAGTTTCAACGATTTCTATTGCAACAGCAAACGGCCTTGCCGGTACAAGTGACGGAAACGCGGGCGCGCCAACGCTTACGCTAACAACGACCGTTACGGGAATGCTAAAAGGCAATGGCACTGCCATAAGTGCAGGCACGGCGGGTACGGATTACAGCGCGGGAACATCGGCCCTTGCAACGGGCATTCTTAAAAGCACTACAACGACCGGGACTTTGACAATCGCGGTGGCGGGGGATTTCCCCACGTTGAACCAGAATACCACTGGTTCAGCGGCTACCCTTACCACTTCGCGCAACATTTACGGAAACGCCTTTAATGGTTCGGCGGACGTGACCGGAGTGATTGGATCAGCGTTCGGCGGAACGAACAACGCCTTCTTTGCTGTCACCGGGCCAGCCTCGTCAGTTAAGACTTTCACGTTCCCCAACGTGTCAGCTACCGTGCTAACTAGCAATGACGTTGTGACCGTGCCACAGGGCGGCACAGGCAGGGCAACGTCAACAACAGCCTACGGACTTATCGCGGCGGGAACGACGGCTACGGGCGCACACCAGACGCTTGCAGCCGGGACTACAACGGAACTTTTGGTGGGCGGCGGCGCGTCGGCCCTGCCAGTATGGACTACGGCCACAGGAACGGGAGCACCAGTTAGGGCTACTTCTGCCACGCTCGTTACCCCGAACCTTGGAACGCCCGCAAGCGGTGTTATGACCAACGTAACCGGGTTGCCACTGACAACCGGGGTAACGGGCATTCTCCCAATAGCGAACGGTGGCACAAATCTATCCGCCTTGGGGGGGGATAACACCTTTCTAGCCTCAAACGGTTCGGCATATTACGCTGCAACGGCGGCAATCACGCACGTTGACGCGGCTTTTTCGGTTGCCAGGACATCAACCACGGTTAACTTCAACATCCCAAACGCGACGGCTGCTTTAGGGGGTATAGTATCTACCACGACCCAAACATTTGCCGGGAATAAAACATGGGGCGGAACGCACACGAACACGGGTAAGATTACCGGAAACGGCGGAATCCTTGGGGTTTCAACAGCCTCGCTTCCTGCTTTAGAGTTTGACGGCGTTGGCGCAGAGGCTTTCCGTTCCGTTACTTCATCGGTAACGCTTGACGAAAACGACAACCGCGTTTACATCGGCACGTTATCCGCTAATATTACCCTGACACTTCCCGCCTGCAATTCGACCAGGGATAAGTGGTTTTACTCATTCCGAAAAAAAGGTACAGATGCTTTTGCATTTGTGCTTGACGGGAACTCGGCAGAAACCATTGACGGGAACACGACCGTTACTATATTTGGTCAAAGGGCGGTTTGTATTCAGTGTGTGAACGGTGAAGGGTGGTACACTACAATGCAATAAATCTATGAAAAAAGCAAGAGCGATACTATTTCTATGCCTTTTTTCAGGCATTGTTTCCGCACAAACATTGTGGGGCGGGTTTATGATTGACATTAAGAACGCGGCGGGCGATACCGTCTCGACCACAAACCTGCAAGCGGTAAAGACGTTTGTTGGGGCTGGCGGTAGCGGCGCGGTAGCCACCGACGCTATTTGGGACGCTAAGGGCGACCTCGCAGTTGGCACAGGCGCGAACACGGCTTCGCGCTTAGCCGTTGGAACGGATGGGAAACAGATTTACGCCGATGCCGCCGAATCCACGGGGCTACGGTGGGGACATTCTATTATTTCGCCGTCTCAGATCACGTCAGACCAAGACAACTACGCGCCGACAGGATGGGCTAAGGCGCAAATCGTAAGGATAGACGCGGACGATTTTAGGGCTATCACATCATTTTCTGCAACGTTCTCTGGGGACACCAAAACCATTAGCAATGTAGGCTCTTTTCCGGTTTATTTTCCCGGCCAACACCCTGACGGAACGGCGGCTAATAGAATAAAAACCCGTAGAGACTATATTTTATTTCCAGGCGAATCGGTTGATATTTGGTATGACGGCACAGCAAGCAGGTGGGAGATCAAGGGCTATCAACCCCCAACTATCTACGAAAAAGGCAGCGCGGGGTACTTTTCTGTTGGATCGGCCACGAACAGCGCCTGGCCGAATCTTACAATTACAAATAGCGGTAGTGGCGCGGCAACAACAGCAGAAGTAGCGGAAAGTGGAATACCTGGGCATTGGCTTTTCACGACGGGAACAACAGCAACAGGTGCCAACACATTCACGACAAAAGGAACGAATGAGCCGTTCTATTTCGGAGATGCTCACTTGGCGGTAGAATCGGTGCTGTTACTCCCAACGTTGTCAGACGGAACGCAAACATATTATGTTCATGTTGGTATAGACGCGGTTCCAGGCACAAACCCGACAACGGGGCTTCCTAACAATAACAGTATAGGCATTCGGTATAACAACGGCGTAAACAGCGGCAAGTGGGAGGGTTATTCAAGAGACAACGCGGGCACGGAAACCACAGTGGATTTGGGCATAACGGTTGCAGCCGCCACTAACTACAAATTGAGGGTGGAATTAGATAAGTCGAGAACCGAAGCACGGTTTTACATTGACGATTCAATGCTTGGGGTGGTTGCGGCAAATATGCCCACTGCTCAATCTTGCGGGCCAAAGGTTCGTCTTTCAAAAACAGCAGGAACAACTGGCCGATTAATGCGGGTTTCAACATTTGCCTACCAATCCATCTATCCATAAAAAAACACATCATGGCACAAAAAAATGAACGCACATCATTCAACGTATCCAACAACTTGAAAACAGCCCTGCAAGCAAAAGGGCTTTATCCTGAAGTAGAGGCTGGACAGGCCTTTTACGAAGGATCGGCAACCGACATTCATTTGCTTGAATGGCAACAGAATAACGGACTTTGGAGAACGACCAATGTAACAGCCGGGGCGGTTTCCTTCGATTTTATAGCGGGGGATAATCCATTGCTTACACGGTTTTGGATGGAGCCTGAATTGGATATAATTATTGCCCAAACGCCCGGCGTGGAAGGCAGTAGCGGCGTTTTCACCAATACGACATGGACTTGGACAATCAAATACAACGGAGTTAATTACACCGGGACAGATGCAAGCAAACCGGACGCGATGGCCAAGGCATTTATCAAGGTGGTCAATCTATTGCAATGAGCCTACGGAAAACCGCCTTCGCTTTAGTCGCTACCCTCTTGGCCTTCGCATGGTCAGGATGGGAGCAATTCACCTACGCAATGACACCAGCCCAAAAGCGGGGTTGGTTTATAGCGATTTCATTGGTTGTATCGTTGGCTTTGGCATGGGGATTGAAACCTTTTGTTGTTAAACTTTTAATGTTCATAAACTAAACAAAAATATTATGGAACAGATTAATGTACCAATCGAAGGCGAAGCAGACGCAAGCGAATTGCGCCGCGTCATCTACGCAATGTCACAAAAGCAAAGCGGCTTCAT